CGTATCACCATTGCCCTCTGGCGGCGCGGCAGTGAGAGAACCAATGCCCTCGGTCAGGAACGCCGCTTGCTCCGCGGCCTTCTTGACCAGGTTGGCCTGGTCCATCAACTTCCCGGCCTCGGCGATGTGCTTCTCGGCCTCCGCGAACTTCTCAAAGGGCTCCTCGCCCTTCTTGATCAACTCAAAGAGGGCAAGCCCCTTCTCGTTCTCTGCCAGTGCCTCTTCGTACAGTTCTTTGTGTTCCACTTGTTTCACCTCCTTTCAAGGTGTAATGCGGTCGTAGTCCTCGTCCCCCTGGAGACCCAAGCCCCCAAGTTGACCGCAAGTGAGTGGAACACCAGGCCCGGCTCGGCTTGCCCTTGGATGTTCAGACCAAAAATCGCTATGTTAAAGTGTTGCTAGTCTTTTTGCTTCTTGAACCAAAGCATCGATGAGTTTCTTGGGCTGTCCTGGCGGTATAAGCCAGCCACCAGCTGGTTCGCCCCCTTCATTGACATTCACAATTATCTCTATGAAACCCCTAAATTCGGGATGGAGAATCACATCTCCTGGCTTTGCCATTTTGCCCCCTAAATCGCTTCTATCTTTTGTCTTTGGATCTCTGCCCCTTGCATAGCGGCTTGAGTTATCATCTGTTGCTCTATCGCAAGGATTCCCGCAACAGTCTCAACGCTCTTCTTGTGATGCTCCTTGACCCACGCCACCGCCTTCTTGACCGTCCATGTCTTTTCCTTCTCGAAGACATAGGAGATGATCACCTTGCATTCCCCGCAATACTTGGCCCGGATGCCCTTGTCTTTGTCAATGTCGATATAGCGAATGCGGTGATCCTTGTGCTTCCCCTCCTCACCCGGGGCGGGTACGTGGATGAAATCGTCCGTCTCTTCGACCTTTTCTTCCCAGGCGGCCTTGACATCTACAACGATAGCCCCAACTTGCATGGCCAAGGGCACAGGAGAGATGTCATACAATTTATATTCCTTGATATGGCGAATCTCTCCACCCTTTTCGTCCTCGACCCATTCCTCCTTCATTGTGTCGAAACCAATAGAGAGTTCATCCATCACACCATCACGCATCAAAATCAGGTCGTCTTCCCCCCTGGTGGTTTTGCTAATGTGGCCATGAATATAGAGTCCACCCGTGGCATCAGGGGCGCGCTCCAAGACCTTTGCTGGCAACTTGCCGCGCGGCACCTCTTTCAATTCTATCGGCTTGCCTATCGGTTCTCTCCAATCATGGATGTGGTAAATCTTCACCCGATGCCCCGATTCAGCAAGCGTCTTCTTGCCCGCCCCCTTGTCGATGATATCTTGACCGTCAAAGTGACCATATATGGCGGCATAGCCCTTGAAAGTGCGCTCCTCCATATCCACGCCTTTCTCTTCAAGGACAAACGGGAAGGATTTGCGCTCTTTGGGTTCCCATCTTTCGGTCATGGTTTCACCTCCTTCAGTTCTGCAAGTAACTTCTCCTTAGCGGCAAGCGAATCCCTGATCTTGACCAATATATCTAGCCCCTGCATTGCCCTGCCCTCTTTATGGGCTTTCTTGAGCAATTTGGCATAAGACTTCGATACGATGAATCCGCTCATTTCATCCTTCCTCAAAATAGGCCAAGATCGTGCATCGGCAATTAGGGTGCAGGGGCGGATAGGGAATACCCGCTTGGAAGTCGCCCCCCATTATGGTCGGGTTCGCCTTCGAATACTCGTACTGGGCTTCGCATTCGGCGCATTGTCGCCCGTCAAGGGTGGCGTACCATTGCTTCTTCTCAATGCCCGCCTGCTTCCATGCTTCCTCCGTCCCCGCATTGGAAGACCTTATCGTTTCCGTCCGGGCGATCCGTTTCGACCGCACCTTGTCGTAGTAGTGCTTTGTGTCCTCCTCTATGGCCTTGCGAAGCGTTGGGACTGACCACCCCTCGGCCTGGGCTTGCGCCACCAATTCCCGCAAGCCTTTTTCGCTCACCCCCTCAATGCCCTTGGCAAACTCGTAGGTGTAGCCCTTCAGGAATTCCTGAACCTCCGGGCGGTTGATGTCGAAGGAAATCCCGTAAGCCCCCAGGATGTTGTCGGCCTGGGCCGCCACGAGCCCCGAGAAGAGGGGGGTGAACTCCTCCGCCCAAGCGTCTTTGTCAACCATGAGGTAAGCCGCCCCTTCTTCTAAGAATGTTGCGAATGGGTCGCCCTGCTTGGTTGCCTTCCCTTCCTTTCTTAGAATCTTCAATAGTTCAGCCTTCTCCTTGCGGAAGAGACCTGCCGCCGTCTTTCGGAATACGCTTTCCCAGGCGGTGGCCACAAGGTCTATCCCCTTGGCCCACCGCTCCTTCCATTGTTCGGGGATATGGGCGCTCTTTGTCCTCAGATAAGCCTTGGCCCCCGGGGGTGTCGGCTTCTCCTCGGTCTGCACTGGTAAGAGCATCATGGGCCGTAAGAATACATCGCCAGCAGGGCCAATTTCCTCCAAGCCCGCCATGCTCCGCGCTTCATTTACCGTCAACCATCCAGCCGATATGCTCTCGTTTGCCCTAGTGAATATAGCGGTTTGTTCTTCTTGGAGAGCCTTCACCGCCGAGAAATCGAACCTGATCCGAACGTCCTTGCCAAACTCCGGGGTCAATTGCCGGTTGAGCGTGTCGGCGTGCTTCTTATAGGTGGGCATGAGTTTGTCAAGCCAAAATGTTTTGCGCTCTTCTTTCAGGTCGGAACTAGACAATGCGCCCCTTTCCACGGAGACGAATGCCCCCACCAAACCCGGCGGCACTTGGAAGACCTCGCATATCCGCGTCTCAGTGATCCTCCGCAACTGCGGGAAATCCATATCGGTCATCGACTTGCCCATCTCGATCCATTCGCTGCCTTCGCCCAATATCATCGGCTCAAACCATCTCGCCTGCCCGCTGACTACTCCATAAAGTTGTTGCAACCGCTGTTTCGCTTCCTTCTGCATGGCCTCATCGACGAATCCGCCGATCTTGAGTATCCCGAACGGCACGGCGGCGTTCTTGAAGAACGCCTGGACGAAATCGGTGGCGAAGTTGTCGGTGTCACCCGCCCTGGCCGCGGCGGCCAACGGGGGGAAGCCCCATAGTTCGTCCCTGGGGTGGGGATGCTTGAAATGGATGATCTTTTCGGGCACGAAGTTCACCTGGCCGCCCCCCGGGGGTTGCCACTTGTAAAACTCGATCTTCTTCCTCGTACGCTCTCCAGCCTTGACTTCTATGGCCTTGATGGACACATAATCGGGTCGCATCAACCAGAGGCCCACCGTCAAGCCCGCCCCGCTTGGCTCCTTCTCGAAAAGGCAGTTGCCAGCCAAGGATTGATAGAGAATGACGTGGAACCAGAACTCGTAAGCCGACATCAGGGGGTTGGGGTTGTCAAGGAGCCTTTGCAGGCGGCTTTGAGGCCACGCTTCCCACTCACCCTTGCGGTTCCGCTTCTCCACGATGCACTTCGCCTCGGAAGCGGATGATGCCAACTCGTTGATGCAGGCGAAGATCAAGGCGTTCTTCTCGTACCCGTCCTTCGACAGCGTGGCGAAGTCCACCTTCGGAGTGCTGGTGGATGGCCCCCATCCAATGGGGAGGCCGGTCACCTGTTTACGCTCCCCCACCAGTTGCCTTCGCATCTCTTTGATGATGTCGGCTATCATCTATGCTTCAAGCCTCTCGAAACTGAATCCACAGTTGGATAACCCCGCCATATCTTCTGGCCTTAGTGGGAACTTGCGGCAAATCTCTTTCCAATCCTCTTCGCCAAACCGTTTACAACGCTTCGTGTCGGAAACGAAGCATTCACACGGTTCTTCCCGCTCGGTAATATCGAACGGCCCCCACCATCGCCATTTGGCCTCATCGTCCCAATCTTCTACGGCCCAACCCTCTTTCTTTGTTAAATCTGCGTACTTGCCGTCCTTGGCCTCTTTGGGAGATTCGGCCATCAGGCAACCATAGGCTAATCGCTCACAGCATTCCCCACAGCCCAAGCATTCACCAAAGCGTTCGTAACCCACTATCTCTCCACCACGAATGACCCAAATGGTCATTTCCGCCTCCTCCAAACCGTCAGGGACACCCTGGCGAACAGGACGGTGAAATATCCCAAGCCAAGTATCGCAATCACCGTTAGAACGGCTGCCAATGCCCCCAGGACGCCCCAAAAGCCGATAAGGAAGGGTTCGCTCATAATCGCCTTAATCTATACAAGTGATGAAGATAAGTCCCTATTAATAATCCCGATGCGAAGGTGCAAAAGAAGATGACAAATTCCAAAGCATTCATTCTTCCTCCCTCACAAGAATATGATACCCGGTGCCTTCATCAGCATCTGCATCGCCCCGCTCACGGCATCCACCTGGTCGTCGTGATCACCCAATGGGAAGTTCTCCACCTCATCCAAGAAAGCCTCGTTCCAAGGGCCGCGGACCAATTTCACGTTTCCCGCTTCTGCCTGGCCCAACCAGGGCATCGCCCTTGCAACTTTATCCCCGGTAGGCCGGTATCCCTTCGTGTGGTGGCCGGTCAACACGCGTACATAATGAGCCACCAATGTCTTGCCACTCGCCCCCGGTTCTTGTTCTATCCCGATTCGCACCTTCGGCTGATCTATCTCCGCCGTGCGCCTTATGAAGCGCTGAACACCGTCAGGGCTGAGACGATCCCGAAGCATGTGTTCAATGTAGTAACAGCCATCGGCAAGGGCAACCCTCGCGCCAGCGGTATAATCTGGATCTTCTTTTGCCAATCGCTTTTCAGTAGCAGCCAAGTCCCAGAACCGTACTCGACGAGCCTCCACTGGAGCCTTATCGACAATCCCGAACCAATGTCTTGAAGCAAGCGTCCCTCCTTCTTCCACGAATTCCCCGCCGACTTCCTGTCTCTTGAACGCTCCCGTATAGGCCGTCAGGAGCGAAGCGTAGAAGCCCGGGTCCACATGCTCCTTGTTCTGTTCGATGTTGGCGTGGAACCATTCGACCGGGACTTCGCCCCCGAAAAGGTCAAGGACTTCCTGCGGCCAATCCTTCTTGACGAAGAAATCGTAGACCCAATGGCGCATCCCCCGAGGCGTGGTGGTGATCCACACCATCGGGTCGGGGGGTACACGCACTGTGGCCAATAGGATCAGCCATGCCCTTTCGGGGCTCCTCGCCGCTTCGTCAAACCAAACCCAGTTCAAGTTCGGCCCGCGCCAGGAATCAGGATCGTGAATGCCCCCATACCAGACCTTTGCCCCGTTGTCGAAAAGCACCCAGCATTCCGTCTTGTGGTGCTGAACGACCCGGTCTTCTGGCACCCACTTCCAGAACTCTTCAGCGGCTTTCAGCCATTGTGGGTGATCGGGGGCAATCATCGCCCCGGGCATACCTGGGCGCTCCCTGATCATCTTTAGAGCCTCCTGTACTCCACAGGCGGTTTTGCCTGACCCCCTAGAGCCTATGAGTGCCCTGAAACGTACTCCGCTGGCGTGGAATGCTTCCTGTCCCCCGGGATTCGGTTTGTAAGGTGCGCCGTCTATTTTGTTGAGCCAGCCAAACTCGTTGACCGGCCATTCAATTTTCGCTGAAGGCCCCCGCCGCTCCAATTCCTGCTCGAGCAAGGAGATCATCGGGGATTCCGATGCCTTGATAGAGCCGGCGCTTGAGTTCAGCGTCAATAATTTCCTTGTCAATGACATTGACCACCGTCACTATGAATGCTTGAGCCTCGGTCACCGTGATGGCCACCTTCTCGCCATACATCATCCGGTGGCGCTTCTCCTTGAATGACACGATCGCCACCAGGAGTTCCCTAGCATATTTGAGCCAATCTTCTCCCGTCTCTTGCATGTGCCAAACGAAAAGGGCCGTGGCTGCCAGGATTTCCTCGTCAACGCTTTCTATGTTGATCTCATCTCGGAGTTTATCCATGAACTCGGCCACGGCTGGTTTCATGTATTTGGAGTAACGGCCATGCTTGAAATTGGGGTTCTTGATGCCCATGGGGGTTGCCCCGCCATGGGTGTAACAGACTTCCTTGCCACGCATAGCCCACCTTTTGCATTTACGGCTTCTATCCGAGAGCCATGCCTTACATTTTCTCTTTGATGGGTTCCTAGCCATTTACCGATCCATGGGTTCCCAATAACGCAAAAAAGCCGACACCTTTCGATGTCGGCGGTTATCTCCCTGACCAACTGCCCTGCTACGGGCCTAAATCTTCTCTTTTTCTATCTGTTCCGTGGATTCTAACCGGACAACCAAATTATCCCCGGCGAAATCCAGCCTAATCTTGCCCTTATCTATCTCAATGATCTGATGCTCATTGCAACGCAACCAATTGACCATCCTGACAACCCTGCGCGAGCGTTGCCTACTATGGGTTCTTGGTTTTGGTTCAATCGCCATTATAGCATACTATCCTTTGACTGTCAAATAGTTAGGGAAGCGTAATATCAACCTCGACAGATGATGGACCCAAGCATTTCGTACACACCCATATTATCTCTATCCCGCGCTCGATAATGTCGCCCACTAGGCCATCACAAATAGTCGTTAAGTGATCCTTGATGATAATCAAGCGCCCCTGCCCCGGATCTTTTAACAACCCACATTCGTTGCATCGCCTAAACACTTCCATCACTTCCTCCTATCCTTTGTGGTTGTCAACTATTCGGACTTCAAAGCACTTATCTTTCAGTCGCGCACAAAGATTAACCTTATAGAAATGCGTATCTCATCGCTTTCTTCCATCACGCCTTCGTCAACTAATGGGCGATAATGAAGAATCATAGCCTCCTCGTGCCCTTCATCTTCAAGGGCATACAAGCCACCCCGCTCTTCTATATCGCAATGTATTCGACGCCCTTGCCTATAGTAAGTGGTTGTTTGTTTTGTTTTGAATAATTGTGTCATCCCTCCTCCTTATCCTTTGTGGTTGTCAAGCCCGAATCTATTCATCCCCACACCTATCACATTTCTTAAACAGCCAATAATTGCAATCACTATCCTCGTCCCCAAAGTCGGCATG